AGGGCGCATTCGCTGACAACTCTGCCGCACTCAAGGCCGTTCAGAAGGTCTGGGAAAATGACGAGTTCAACCCTGTTGCTGTTACCAGCCTGTTTTGCAAGGTCAAGACCTATGGCATGACTGCCGCCCAGTGGTTTGACAATGCCGATGTTATCGAGGAATCCGATATCACCCCTGAGGAAGCGGCCCAGTTCGGCAAGCGTCAGAAAAAGTCTGACGAGAACGCACAGTAAGCTTATCCACCAAACAAACACATAACTAGTAAGGAGTATCACTATGAACATCATCACCAAGTCCGCTAACGTTGTATCCGCTTTCGACCTGTACAAGCTCGTGCAGTCCCCTGAGCGCAAAAAGCTTACCGATATCAAGGGCCAGACCATTGAGGTGGACAAGTGGGTGCTGTACACTGAGCCTGACAAGGATGGCAAGGAAATGTCCCTGCTGTCTCTGTCTACCGTTGACGGTACTGCCTACTGCACCAACTCTGCAACGTTCTGCCGCTCCTTTGAGAGCGCCGTGGCAACCTTCGGTCAGTTCGGCGAAGAGTTCCACAAGATTCAGGTTACTACCGGCACTTCCAAGAATGGTCGTGACTACATCGACTGTGTGGTTGTGGGTTAATCACAAAGGCGAAGTTCTTCTTAAATAAAATCACTTACAGTTCCCGGCTGGTGGGCCAATTCACTGGCCGGGATTCTTTTATAAAGGAGATGAACAAATTATGAATCATCGCCAACAAGTAGCCGCTATGCACGCTAGAGAGCTGGCAAATGCCAAACAGCAGTTGTTGCTCAAGGTGAATCAGTATATTCAGGAAGTGCGGTCAGGGGGTGGCACAGCCGAGGTAACACCCCAGATACAGCGATTGATTGAGCTGGACAAGTATCGCTTGAGAGATGTTCAGAGAATGCGGAAGATAGCTAGTGACCCTAAAAAAGTACAAGATTATGTTTATGCTGTCAACGCTAGTGGTGAGACTATTTCTGGCGAGAAGGCGGCTGAACGGTATGCGAGATACGCAACAAGCCCTATTTATAGAAAGCCAGCAAAAGAAGTTGATATGATGGTTGACAACGTTGCAACCACAGTTGAACAGACTTTTGTTGATTTGAATGCTTATCAGCAATTTGAGAGTTTCTTGCATGATGTGTTATCATCACCTGATAACACTATTGATGACAGCTGGTGGCATATTGCGCACCCTAACTGGGATTCACCCGATTATAGAGGTGATAGGAACTATGGCAAGGTTGAAATGGTAAAGCAGAACAGGGACAATATTTTGGAAATGCGTTCTGCCTTGAAAAACCTCATAGAAAAAGAGGGTGTGCATGAAGCGGCGAAGAGAATAGCTGATAACTATGCTAAGTTGCAAGAAGCATCTATTATAGCATCTATTGGCTATAAAGAAGCGGCTGGTAGTGCAATTCAAGATGTACTATTGATTTTGTTACCGTCAGATAGACAGCCCGGCAACATAAGGCACAATTTGAGTGATATGCAGGATGTGTACGAGGGCCAATACGACTATAACGATTATGGAGAATGATATCTAATGTCACGTTCCGAAAAGTGGCTAACTTTCAGTGCTGACTTTGAGACAACAGTTGAAGAGAATACGAGACAACAGACAGCGACTGAGGTATGGAGTGCCGCTAGTGTTGAACTGTGGACTGAGGACGTTATGGTTTTCCATTCCATTGGTGAGCTGTATGAGTATTATGTATCATTGAATGAGAACATTGTGGTATACTTCCACAACCTCAAATTTGATGGAAACTTCTGGTTGTCGTATCTACTCTATGACCTCAAATTCAAGCAAGCCTTTGACCCGTCGCCAGACCAGAAAGGCGGAAAGTTCAAAAAGAACTGGGAAATGCCTGACAGGTCGTTCAAATACGTTATCTCAGACATGGGCCAATGGTACACTATGACTATCAAAGTGAATGGGCACTACATTGAACTTAAAGACAGTCTCAAACTACTGCCATTCAGCCTGAAACAAATAGGTATCAGTTTCAAGACCAAACACCAGAAACTAGACATGGAGTATAAAGGGCACAGATACGCTGGTTGCCCTATCTCTCAAGAAGAACTAAAGTACATTGCAAATGACGTTCTAGTTATCAAAGAAGCACTTGAATTTATGTTCTCAGAAGGTCACAAGAAACTTATTGGTTCGTGCTGTTTGGACGAGTTCAAGAAGGGGCACACAGTAGGAGACGATTACAGCACGCTGTTCCCAGACCTGTACAAAATACCACTTGACCCAGAAGTATATGGTTCTAGCACAGCTGGTGAATGGATTCACAAGTCGTACAAAGGGGGCTGGTGCTATCTGGTCAAGGGCAAAGAGTGTAAGGAGTACAGAAACGGTGTGACAGCTGATGTTAATAGCCTGTATCCGTCTGTAATGCACTCTGAATCTGGCTCAGATTATCCTATTGGTAAGCCTAAGTTCATTCATGTTGAAGTAAACGAGGGTGATATCTGGGACGCATACAATTGCCCTATCAAATATGACCCGTTCTGGTTTCAGCCGACAGAAAAGCCTAAAAAGTTGTGGGAATATGGAAAGTTCTATTTCTTCCGCATTAAGACCCGGTTCTATCTGAAACCCGGTAAGTTACCTTTTGTACAGATTAAAGGTTCTTGGATGTACAAAGGAACAGAAGCACTGGAAAGCTCAGATATTGTTGGCAAAGACGGTATTCCACGTTCCGAATACTATGACATTGACGGCAACTTACACGATACACGAGTTGAGCTTACATTAACACAGACAGATTTTATTCTACTGCGTGAACACTACAATCTAGTTGATTATGAACTACTTGATTACTGTGAGTTTGATTCAACTATTGGCCTGTTTGACGAGTACATTGACAAGTATGCCGCAATCAAAAAAACAAGCAAAGGCGCTATGAGACAACTTGCAAAACTATTTCTAAACAACTTATACGGAAAAATGGCATCTAGCATGAACAGCTCTTTCAAGGTTGCATTTGAAAAAGATGATGGTTCTGTTGGATTCTACGAGGTGGACGAAAATGACAAAAAACCCGGATACATTCCAGTTGGTTCAGCTATCACTAGTTATGCCCGCAACTTTACCATTCGAGCTGCTCAACAAAATTATTACGGAAAGGACAAGCCCGGTTTTATCTACGCCGACACAGACAGTATACACTGTGACCTGCCGCCTGAGCAGTTAAAAGGTATTACAGTGCACCCATCGAATTTCTGCTGTTGGAAGCTAGAATCGAGCTGGGACATCGGCTGGTTTGTGCGCCAAAAGACGTACATTGAGCACGTTGTAGCCGAGGACTTAGAGCCGATAGAGAACCCTTACTACAATATCAAATGTGCAGGAATGCCAAAAAAGTGCAAAGACCTGTTTGCAGAATCCTTTGACAACAAAGTTGCAGCGGACATTGAGAACGGAATAAATCCAAGAAATGAGGAACAAGCACTATCAGATTCTAAACTTACACCAGAAGAGATTGCATTTCTTAGTAAAACAAGAACATTCAAAGATTTTAAGACAGGTTTAACAGTTCCCGGTAAATTGCTTCCAAGAAGAATTAAGGGCGGTGTTTTGCTGGTTGATACTGATTTTACAATGAGGTGAGTAACATGAAAGACTTGCACAAAATCTGTGACCACTCGTATGACCAGAGAACTGGCGGTTGTGATTATATCAGCTGTAAGTACCACATCAAGCACTATCAGCCAGAACCAGATGACTGGTTTATCTTTCACAAGGTGACAGCGGTAAACTCTGGTGAGTGCTTACAGCAAGGGGGAACTCAGAATGGGTAATGGAATTATCCCTGATGCAAAAGGAGCAGCAGAAGAGAAGCTCAAAAAGAAGCACCTGTTAATCCGTATCCCGGGAGAGAACTATGACAGAAAATGCCTGTCTAAAGATTCACTCATGTATGTTGCCTATTCTCTGAACAGAGAGTATGTGCATCTGCCGGGAATAAACGATGGTGCAATCAAAGTTTCATCTCTGCCCAATGATATGCTGAGGTCTAAAGTTTTCATGTACCATATTGACACCAATAAGACGTTCACAGCAATAATTGCTGGCTCTGGGTTTACATTGTGGTACACTAAAGAAAAGGATAATAAAAAGTGAGTGAAGTTATCGTGTTTGCAATTGCGGCATCCTACTCTATTTATATAACTGTGTGCAGATACAAGTATAAACTTGACAAGTCGGTGTATATTTGTGATGCACTGTTGATTCTTGCGGCTCTGCTGTCATTGAGGTGGTAATATGAAAATCGTTCAGAAATAAAAGGAAAAGCATTAGAGTAATTAAATTGGGCACAGTTGAGCTAGTTTGTTTAAATGATAGAACTAGCGTTGAGTTAGCTGATTGTTTTCTGGTTGTAAACGTATAAAACAAACCCCTCAAGTCGAACCTAACGGAACGGCAAGAGGGGTTTTCTATATCCTGTCCCTGAGGTGCACCAAAGCGCATTGCAGATACGAAACTACATAGCGGACGGTTCATCGCCGTTGCAAAACCCGCCTGTAGCAGTGGTACTGTCTCAGAGGGATAAGCATCAGTAAGACAGCGCTTTCAAGATAACTTCTTTGCATTGCAGGTTCTTAAACCGGAAAGCGCCACGGTCGAAGAAATACCTCATCTGGTCTGTGAACATTTTGTAGGCATTTAGCATAACATAGTTCACTCTATGGTCGTCTGTTGTTACAGCCAGCTTGAACTTGTAAGTTAAGTCTGGTTTATCGTCACAGTAAATAACACCTACGTCTGGGAACTCTCTCAACCCGTATTCCTTGTTCATGTATCGGATAGTTCCTAAGTAACGAGAAGTACCAGTAGGGCGTTCAATAAATGCAGAGCTGTCGTTCAGGTACACAGCTTGTGTCAAATACACATCGTATGTATCGCCACTGAACGCACTGTTAAAAGCGGATTCAGCCTGCGCCTTAGAAGCGGCATCGACATATCCCTGTTCGAGTACCCAGCCAACGCCACGCAGAAAGTTTACGTTGTCATTCAGCCGTGAGCTGATATTCATTGCAACATAGTAAGGATTAAGCAGGGTAACAGGGTTAGACAGCATATAAACAGGAACATACCGAGATTGAGCGCCCTGACCACGAGCAACAGAAGTGTGGATAGACCGGAACTTCTTTACTTCATCTGCGCAGTAATGGTTTGTCTCGCTCTGGAACTCGTCCATTAGCATCCGACTGGTGTCTGAGAAAAAATGAGAATACTTCTTAATCTGGTCTGCCGCATTGATACTTACAGCATACCCACAAGGAACGCCGTCAAGAAACAGTTCATGATAAATGCCAGCGGCCCTGCGCTGAGAAGTCATTGCGTGTCCCTGATAGAACAGAACACCGATATCCTTAAAGAATTTGTCAGCGCAACCGTCAAGTTCATAGTTGAACCTATACAGCAACATGAACTTCTCTTTGTAGTTTATAAAGCGCTTTACGCAATACCGGTTGAACCAAGTAGTCTTACCGCCAGAACGGTTAGTGGTACACATATAAATCTCTGGCTTGTTGCCGTTTGTGTCCATCAAAGACAGTAGCTTTGTACCGTCATAGAATTCGCCCATTGTCTCAGCTCCTTTTTAGGAATCATTCCTATTTGTTCCACATGGAACATTTTCTCTCTAAAATAATTATATCATACCTACTTCCATTTTTCAACTACCCATGGTATAATAATTATAGAAGCTAGACCGGAAGGGGGGTGAGCTGATGAATGCCGTCTATTCCGTTCCAGTGGAAGTAAAACTCGCTATGGCCTTTATGGTAATTGACGTTTTCACCGGAGTGTTGAAAGCTGTCAAAAACAAAGAGTTGAACTCCACAAAGGCAAGAGAAGGAATTTACAAGAAAGCCAGTTTTATCTTGTTCATTGCGTTCGGCTATCTCGCTGATTATGCTATGAACTATGTGAACATGGGTTTCAATTTCCCTGCCGCCGCAACTATCTGCACTCTGGTTATCATCACGGAAGCTATTTCTGTGCTTGAGAATCTGGGTCAGATTAACCCTGACATGGTTAAACTGATTGCGCCGTTCCTGTCTGCACTGAACAAGAAAGAAGAGGGTGAACACATTGAACACTAAATCATATTATGTTTTCGACTACACCCTCAACCCTGATGAACAGTTGTCACCTCACTTCAAAGCGTATGAGTTTCGCTGTTCTGACTTATCCCGTGTCATTGTGCTAAACAAAGAACTTCTTGAACTTCTTGAAATTATCCGTAACCACTACAACAAACCACTTATTATCAACTCAGCATATCGCACAGTAGATTACAACAGTTCAATTAAAAATTCCAGCCCTAAATCACAGCATATGTTTGGCAACGCCGCAGATATTAAAATCTCAGGTGTTACGCCATTACAGCTGTACGCGTGGCTCAATTCTAAATACCCTAATTCGCTTGGACTTGGACTGTACAACACCTTTGTCCATGTGGATGTAAGAGAGGGAAAGTCACGATGGGACTACCGAACACAAAAATAACGTTGCTGGTTTGCCAGCAGACAGTTATACTGTCACCCTCACACTTAAATACTTGAAAGGAGCAAATTATGGAGCTTGCCGATTTCAATGCCAGGACACAAGAGCTTATCAAGCACTTGGGTAATAACGCAGACCAAGGCGAAGTAACCAACATCTTGGCAGAACTGACCACTGGTTTCAGTGAAGAGGTTGCCGCAAAAGCGACCGCTCTGCGAAGTGTGGATGAACTCACTGCTAAAAATGCGAAGTTGAAAGAAGATAACATGAATCTCTTCCTTCGTGTTACTGTTCCAGATGAACAGTTAAAGCAGGGTGTTCGCCCGGAAGAGGACAAAGACCCTATCAACCGCCTGTTTACCAATGGCCGCCTTAACCTCAAGGGTTAAACATTTTAGAAAGGATAGTGATAAATCATGGCAACTGCTGTCGACATTGTGAACGCAGTCATTGAGACTAGTTCCACTCTGAAAGATAACATTCCACTTGCTACCAATGCCACTCTTCAGGCAACTGGTGGCGCTATCATGCAGTACACTCCCTTTATGAATGAGTTCATCAACGGTCTGGTGAACCGCATTCTGTTTCAGGAAGCGCACAACATGACCTACGACAACCCCCTTCGCATTTTCAAGGGCGTTGATATTCCCTACGGCACTGACGTGCAGGACAGCATTGCGAACCCAGCTGTTGCTACTCCCTACGACAGCTCTGCAATGAGTGACGTTATGTCTCCTGCTTCTCCTGACGTTAAAACCGTATACTACCGCCGCAACCGGCAGGATAAGTACAAGGTTACTGTATATGATGCCGTTCTGGCTGGCGCTTTCACCAACGCCGACACCTTCAACAACTTCGTCTCGATGATTCTGAACACCCTGACCAGTGGCGACAACATCGACGAGTTTACGCTTATGAAGGGTGTCGTTGGTCAGGCTATCAACGATGGCAACATCAACACAACCTCTCTGACCGCTGGTACTGACCACCGGACCTTTGCTGAAACCCTTGTCACCGACCTGCGTGCCAAGTATCTTCAGTTCCAGTTCCCCTCTACCAAGTACAACTGCTATCAGAAGATGGCTAAAGCTCAGGGCATTGAAAACGCAACACCCCTGACCACTTGGACTTCTCCTGACCGTATCAGCGTTCTGGTTCGTGCTGACGTTGCCGCCTACACTGACGTTGAAGTTCTGGCTAAGGCGTTCAACATGAGCAAGGCTGACTTCCTTGGCCGTCAGGTGATGGTTGACAGCTTTGGTGATACCGGTGATGCCGCTAAGACGCTGGCAATCATCGCAGACAACACCTTCCTGCGCACCCACGACAACCGCTTCCAGATGGCCGAAACCCCGTACAATGCAAGCACTCTGAGCCGCACCTACTTCCTGCATCACTGGGAGACTATGGCTTGCAGTCCGTTTGCTAATGCGTGGGCATTCACCGAAACGCAATCTTCATAACGTAACTGCTCCATAATTTTCTCTCTTATGGTAACTGGTTGAGCTTTAGACCAGTGAGGGCGGGACAGGGGCAAGAGAGGTACAAATTATGTTTACACCAACAACTGCTTTAAGGCTACTCGCCACTCCACTCGAGAGTGATTACAGAAACACATTGTGGTTTCCTAACCGAGAAACACAAACTGCCTATTTCTTAGGTAGAACGATTAAAACCTACGATAACTTCCAGTACATTAAAAAGAATAACACTATTGTTGTGGACGGCGAAGTGGACTTGCTGTATAACTGCAACTACATCATGTACCAGAACAACAACTTTACCAATAAATGGTTCTATGCATTCATTGATAGAATCGAGTGGGCAAGTAACAGTTCCGTCAGGCTGTACGTCAGCACAGACGTTATCCAGACTTGGTTCTTTGATATCACATACTATGACAGCTATGTTGATAGATGTCACAGTGATACTGATGTCGCCGGAGATAATATCGTGCCTGAGGATTTCAGCGTTGGCAACCCGGGCGGCTATCAGGTGGCTGGTTCAACTGACCTTGCACCAGATGGGATTGCGCTGTTTGCCACTGCCACTTATGCAGGAGAATCCAGAACTGGTTCTGTGAACTCTGGCATTTACTCCGGTGGGCAGAACCTTGTTGACTTCCACATTGATAATCCCGGTGTCGGCTCTATTCTTGACAGCTACGTTAAGAACGGCACAGCAACAGCGGTTATCAAATTACAACAGTACCCTTACAAGCTCAAGAACGGCCCGATGGCTGTTTCCTTCTCTAAGTATCCCAGTTCTATTTCTGGCTATACACCAAAAAACAATAAAATGCTCTCGTCTGCGTTCGTTACTTGTTTTATGAGTATGTACGGACAGGAGACTGATTTCAACCCCGTGTTCATTACCGATAGCAAAGTTAATATTAAAATTTCAGCTGACCAGACAAGCGGAACTATCAGCGCATTCGTTGAGAATTACAGCGATGGCTCTATTTCTACAATCTCTATGTTTGCTTCCATTCCAGAAAGTGGATGGGGCTACAACCAGTACAAAAACGATTACAATTTACACAGTGGAAGTAATGCGATGTATGTACAGCGCTCTGTTGCTCAACGCGCAGCTGATTATGTTTCAGCTGGTACAAACACAGCCGCTTCAGTGCTTGATACCGCTGGTAATATCTTTAGAACAGGCGTAAATCTCGTTGGAGCTGCAGCCGCACCAGCCTTGGGGTTTTCAAGAGCACTTGAAAATATCGGCTCTACTGCCAAAAGTTTTGACGAAGCAAACCAAGCCCTTACAGCATTAAACTCTTTTGCTGGTGGATATGATAGCATTTCTCAAGACCTTGCCACTATCTCTGAAAATTATAATGCGCCTGCAACTGGTGGCATGAGTGCTTCTAATGGCTACATTGCTACTGGCAAAACGGTGTTCTCATATGGGTACAAAGTTCTTCCCAGAGACATTGTTGAACGTTGTGACAAATTCCTCACCGTCTATGGCTACAAACAGAGCGAATACCGAGCAATCAACCTTCATGCGAGAGCAAGCTGGACTTACATCAAAACCAATGGGTTGAATGCCAGTGGCAACTTCCCTGACGATGATATGAACATCATCAAGCGTGCATTCAATAGCGGCATATTCTTCTGGGTTTACACTGCAACATACGGAAACTTCGGACAAAACAATGCTATTGTGTAAGGTGGTGATTATATGGCAAACTCAGCGGCAGAAACGCTAAAAGAATTTAAGTCTGCGTCAACTGCCAGCAATGCCGTTTACGCTACCTTAAAGGTACAGTATACCGGTTCTTGGAGGGACGATATTCAGCAGATTTCAACAATGTGCGGCGTACCTGTACAAACGCTATTACGGCTTAACCCTTGGCTGACTTCCAATAACTTTGTTGCCAATAACCACGACTATATAACAATCAAAGTGACTGCTGGTTCACCCGGAACTGGCGGCAGTAATGCACAAAACAGCGTAACTGGTTTTTACAGCACCAATGAGTGGTTTCACCCTCTTGGCGTTGGACTGTGGTATTGCACTACTGCTTTTAGTGCTTCTCACTCTGCTATTGACCTTACTACTGGAACGCACAATCAGATTGCTGGAAAACCTATCTACGCTGTAAAAGCTGGCACAGTTGTACAAAGCTACTCTTCTACGTCTTGGGGATATACTGTTCTTATCAGGCACGATGATACAAAAGATGCAGATGGAAACTGTTACTATACACGTTATGCCCACATGGAAAAACTTGGGCCTTCTGTCGGAACAAAGGTTTCTCAAGGTGACCAAGTAGGCACTTGTGGCAACACTGGCACATCTACTGGCGCTCACCTTCACTTCCAGATTTACTTTACTTCTGCAACTCGCACAGACTACACTAACTTTGATGGTGGCAAAGTGAGCCACACTTTTAGTGTAAACCCTAACGACATCAAAGACTTCCCCGGAACACCTTATACGGAAAATCATTACAGCCAAGTTGAGATGCACAAAAGCCCTTACGTTACGGATGCTGATATCAAAGTAATACAGGGTGCGGCATCTGAGGACGGCACTGTTACGGAATCTAAGTTCGACGAAACAGTAAATGGAATCGCTGACAGAATCATTGCCGCAAAGAACGTTGACCCTTCCAGTGAGTTGGCAAAACTTATTAAAGACTACGTTAAAGCACAGTTGGACGGTATCAAAGCAAATGCCGCTGGCTATGCTAGTGATATTCTCACTACTGGTGATTTCAGCGGAGTTCTTAACAAGTTCTGCTCTGATGTTGTAAATAATTCCATCTGGTACGTTGAGAACAAAATAAACAACCTGCTTCAATATGCTATATCCGTTGGACAACAAGCCGCACAGAATGAAATTAACCAAGCAAAATCACAGCTAAAAGACTGGATTGTAGACGTTACTAAGATTGACCGCAACTCTGAACTAGGTGTTCACACTCTGAATCTACTTGATTCTTATGTTGACACTATTGTTGCAAACGGTTGGCAAGCCGTTACTACTGCACTAACAACAGGTGATGTAAAACTAGCCACTAGTAAATTCTTGGAAGTAACCAAGAGACAGTCAATAGACTATGTTTGTGAACTTGGTTCTCATGCGCTAGCAAATGCAATTACTTCCTATATTGGTTCTCATTCACAAGGCACAGAACTTAACCAGATTGCCGTAGACTTAGTGCCCGGTATCATCAACACTATGTGCCAGTCGATTGGCGGTGTTATGAAAGGCGATATCTCTATTGAGCAAGCGGCTAAAAACGTGCTGGTTCAAGTTGTATCCACAGTAGCTGCCACAGTTGTTCAAAAATATCTTGTTCCAGTCGTATCTAACTGGGTTGTTACTGGATTAACTACTCTTGTTGTTAATATAGCTGGGGCACAGATAGGTGGACAAATTGGAGCGGCCATTGCTGGCCCTGTCGGCTATATTGTTGGCGCTCTTGCAAGTGCTGGAGTTAGCTGGCTTATCAACTCTATATTCGGTTAAGAGGTGATTCAAATGTACAATTACGATAACGAACTAGCAGACAAAGAAGCATCCCACGCCGCTTACGCTGACTATTACTTTCGTCTTAAATCGCTGGCTTGTACTATGTTTAAGTGGGAAGGACTACCTGACAGTGTGAACGAACGATATCTTGAATACTGCCTATTCACCTACGGAAAAGCTGTTTTCTTTAACCATGCAACCCGGGGCTATATGTGCCTAAATGGTGCTCTTCGTGGAATCAACTTCTACAATGAACCCATGTATATTCGGCCTGTCAGCCCTGTAGAAACTTTCCCAGAGTATGACGTGAAAGATTGCGTTCTTATCAGGAACACACCTGATATGTACCCAACTTTCCTTACTACTATCCGTTACACACGAGACTTGTACGATATAGACCAGACTATCAAGGTTAACATTGGTGCTCAGAAAACACCTGTACTAATTCTTACTGACACCAAGCAGAAACAGACTGCGCAGGCCGTTTATCAGAAGTACAATGGTAACAATCCTGTTATCTACGGCATGAAAGGCGCGTTTGACCCTAACAGTTTCATGGTTCTCCGCACAGATGCACCGTTCGTTGCTGGTCAGTTGCAGGATATCAAGATTACAAAGTACAACGAGTACCTGTCTTTCCTTGGTATCGGTATGGCAGACTTTAAACGTGAACGGCGAGTAACTGACGAGGTGGAACAGTTCAACCAACAAGCAAATGCCCTTGCTAACATTGGACTGTCTCAGCGTAAACACGCTTGCAAACTTATCAATGATATGTTCGGACTGAACGTATCTGTTCGACTGGCTAATGAACCTTACATCACTGACGGCTACAAGTACAGCAAAAATGCTTCTACTATCACATATGTGCGTAGTCATGGTGAAGATGATAACGGGGGTGAGGGATAATGGCAACGTATACCATTGAACTTGGCAAACTGCTTACTCTCAGTGGATTCGACATTGGCATGAAAGATTACCCTCTTCCGTCTTTTCTCCATTCTGCTGGTGATATGCAGGCGTGGAGAGAAGCACTGAACCAGAAAATCATTAACCACTACTATTTCAACGAGATATGCTGTCTGCCACCTGATAGATTCAAGTTCTTCCTGAACAACACTCTTAACGAGAAAATGCCTTACTTCAATATGCTGTACGATGCTATGGCCGAGAAGTGGCAGTTCTACACTGGCGGAACTCTCACTGAAATTATCAAAGCTGACGGTACTAGTTCGGATAACGGTACGAAAACTGGCACTGATGTACTTGCTAGGTCTGGCATTGATACTATCAACAATGCCAGTACACAAAATAATTCCCATAACGATTACACCATCAATGTTAATTCTGACACTCCTGCTCAGATGCTAAACATTGAGAGTGATATCGAAAATAACACCTACGCTTCCTTTGCTAACAAAAATAAAAATAATGGAACTAACACGGGAAACAGCAGCAGCACAGATACTACCACTTATAACAGCAGCGAAACAACCACATTCGATGAACACACCACAGCAGACAGAAAGCACAATGACAACCGGAACAGAACCGTGTCTGGCTTGAACAACAAGTCTTACGCAGAACTGTTCAAAGAATACTCTGAATCCGTACGAAATCTGGATTTAGAGGTTATCGACAGTTTGAAAGATTGCTTCATGGGAATTTTGTAAAGGAGTAAAACTATGGTCAACTTCATTAAGTCTGCTGACAGCAAAATCAAAATCAATGAAGATGTTTCCTACTTGCTGTGTTGTCGAAGCAAAAAACCCTGTCCTGCGTGTTAAGCTGAAGAAGTAAACTGTTTGTGTATCACAGTATAACGAATTACAGGGTGGGCGTGAGTAGGAATTTAACAGTTGATGAAAGGATGAATTAATATGGCTAATAAACCGAGTAAAGCTAATTTCTTCCCTGATGTTCCTGCGTATCCTGAAATGGGCGCTTTTCAGCCTGTGTATGGTAAGTTCGACTTGACTACTTACATTCAGGGTGCTAGCGACTATGAGATTATGGCTTTTCTAGTAGGCAAGTATAACGCCTGTCTGGAAGCATACGGTAATATCACTAAACTAAGCACCAATACGATTACTGCGGCACACCAGTTGCAAGACTGGATTAACAACTGGTTTGACAATCTGAATGTGCAGGAAGAACTGAATAAAAAGATTGACAGCATGGTGCAGGATGGAAGCTTTGAGCTACTGCTACACCAGACGTTCGATACGCAGATTAACCAGCAGACTACGAGCGCTGTTACTGCTTGGCTGGTGGCTAATGTTACTCCGACTGGTAGCGCAGTTGTGGTGGATAAGAGCCTCAGTATTGAAGGGGCGGCGGCGGATGCTAAAGAGACTGGCAAAGCCCTGATTGGTTCTATCAACGTCTATAACGCTTCCACAGCCGCTAATTACAGTGACTTGGACACCGTACCTTGTAACCGTGTGATTCTATTCACCAATCGCAGCACTTATAAACTTGCTAATGCACCAACTTATAGTGATGGTCTGTTTTATAGCATCGCTCGTGATGTAAATGACCAGACCGGCTATGCACAGTTCTATATTACTACTACCAATATGTGGCGACGTGTTAAATGGGGTACCACCTTTAGAAACTGGATTAGCATGGACTCGGCACAACCTGTTAGCACCGATTATATGCCATCTAGCATTGCACAATTCATAAAAATTGGTGTAGTTGGAGACAGCTATGCCAGCGGCGAAATTGTGCTTCCACCAGACAACAACTTTATCGACTACTACAAGCTTAGTTGGGGGCAGTGCATCGCTAGACGAAATGGCATTACGTGCACTAATTACAGTAAAGGCGGCCTAACTACTAGAAGCTGGCTGACTTCTGAAAAAGGTCAAACACTTCTTGCTTCAAGTGAACCCGACAACCTTTACCTATTAGCCCTTGGCATCAACGATGCTAATAGCTTGGGGATTGACTACCTTGGTGGCATCGAAGATATTAAGAGTGACTATTCACAAAACGCTGATACTTTCTACGGAAATTACGGCAAAATCATCAGCATTATCATGGCTAAATCTAGCACAGCAAAAATAGTAATGCTCGATTTAGCTAATGATGACAATAGTAGCTTATACAATACATACAATACTGCAATTAAAAATATCGCTAAGCACTTTGGTATTCCTTGTATCCATGAAAACGATGACGCTTTCTTTAACAGTGTATTCTACAAGGATAAATCTTATGGACACCCAACAGCTACTACGTATGGCGGCATGGCGATGGCTATTGAAAGACTGTTCGCAAAATGCTGTGTTGACAACGTAAACTATTTCAGAAACTATATCGGTTAAATTTACATGGGTAGT